GAGCGGTGAATCGAAAGAAGCGGCAACACTCAAAGCACTCGGCGACTTAGCGATTGCGCTTTCGTCCGATCCTACCGAAGGATTGATCGAGAAGGTGCAAGCGTTGACGAAGGTTCTCGGCGATCTCGTAGACGTTCCCGCCCCTGCTACTGACCCGGCGACTCCGCCCGAATCGACTCCCGCTGCGAAGACCGACAACCGAACCGAACCGACCCCACCCGTTGCCGATCCCGTGGACACGGGAACGCCGACCGCGAGTTCCGATCCGCAACCTCCGGCAACCGAGCCAACCACGAAGACCGACAACCCGGCTTCCGGTGATGCTCCCGCCGTAAAACCTCCCGCCGAAGAGGATAGCGTCGCGAAGGCGCTAGGGCTTGCCACGGTCGAAATCGCAAAGTTGGGCGCAAAGATGAGCCAAGGGCGGCTTTCTCGACTGCGAAACGCTTTGAAAGCGATTGCCGATCTCGTTGATGAGCTCGGACCGGTCGCGAAGACTGACGAACCCGCCCCGCCTCCGGCCGCTCCCGTTGAGCCGCCTCCCGTCGCAGATCCCGAACCACCTCCGGCACCCGTGGTCAAGACTGACCAACCGGTCGACGTCGTAAAGATGGTACAGGATCTCAACAAGAAAGTTTCTACTCTTATGGAAAAACCGGTAGCGCCGGCTTCCAGACGAGTGGAGGGTAACCCCGGTACGGGCGCCACGTCGCCGGTTCCCGAACCACACCAAACGCGTAAGCGGAGGTGGATTGTATAACAGCAATCGGCGACAGGAATAACGTCAAACCAAGATAGGAGTAAGAGACATGACCACAGATAATAGGAGTCTAATCCAAAAGGCGGATTTCCTCCTGGCACAGCTCGCGCCCGGAGGGTTGTTAAACGCCGAACAACTCGACCGCTTCATTCGTCTCGCGATCGATCAAGCCGTCGCCATGCCGAGCATGACGAAGGTTATGATGAAATCCCCGACGCAAGAACGCGACAAGATCCGGTACGGATCCCGAGCTCTTCGGAAGGGCACCGAAGCGACCGCGCTAGCCACGGCCGACCGAAGTCGCCCCGACACTTCCAAGATCGAATTGAGCGCGCAATTGGTGAAAGCCGAAACCCGCGTTTCTTTCGAAGCGTTGGAAGACTCAATCGAGCAAAATACGTTCGAAAGCACCGTTCAGGATGCTTTGGCCGAACGGATTTCGTTGGACCTCGAAGACCTCGCTTTCAACGGCGACACCACGAGCACGGATTCTCTGCTATCGGTTCTCGACGGTTTCATTAAGCAGGCGACCACGAACGTGGTTCCCGCGGGTAGCGCTGCGATCTCGCGAGATCTGCTTAAGGACATGCTCAAGACCATGCCGAGCGAGTTCCGCAAGGATAAGCGCGCGCTGTGTTATTACACGGCCGACGAAGCGGTTATCGACTACCACGAGCTGTATGCGGCACGCGAAACCGCGAAAGGTGACGCGCATACCGACGGTATGGATACCGCAGGGTTCGAAGGTATCCCAGTTAAGGGCGTTCCCGTATTCCCGACGAATCTCGGCGCCGGTACCGACGAAACCGTCGCTCTCCTGTTGGATCCCGCAAGCATGCTTTTCGGCGTGTGGCGGAACATGCGCGTAGACACCGACAAGGACGTCAGCGCGGGTGTGTGGATTCTCGTCGTAACCGCGCGTGTGGATTTCAAATACGCGCACGAACCTGCAGTCGTCCAAGCGGAAGCAATCACAGCGGTCTAACAACCTACGTGCTAAACTAACGATTACTCTCACTATAGGAGTTTTTGAATCATGGCAATCACGATTAACAGCGCGACACTGACCCACGGGCAGACGACTGCCCCCGGTCGTTGGGTGAAACTGAACGTCGATCTCGACAATGCGTACCCGACGGGCGGGTATGACGTCTCGGGTCAGCTCGAAAACGGCACTGTCCGTTACTCCGAAAGCGTATTCGCGTACGACGGCGCTGTGCTGAACTTACTCAAAGTTGACGCAAACGGTATGCTTATGGCGTACGTTGTCACCAACGGCGAGCAAGGCGCGCAGGTAGCCAACGGCGTCGATCTGTCGGGTGTGACTGGCAAAGAAATCAACGTTTGGGTCGACTAAACGGACATCAAAACGCAATACCGGTCACCCTACATATCGGTGGGGTGACTAGGTATTGGGGAAGGCTAAGGTAGACATGGGATCTAATGATAAGTACGTACGGGTAAAGCCGTATAATAAGCACACCGGTTGTCTCGCGATGCGCGTGAACATCGATGGCAAGCTATTCGAGTCCGGGAATTGGTACGTGGTACCCACCGAAGTCGCGCAGAAGTTGAGCAAGATGTCTCAAAAGACCGGCGCGCCGTTTTTCGAGGTTTGCTCATACGACGAATTTCGCGAGGCTTCACAGCGAGATTTAGCGGCGATGGCTTTGGCGGCCGGTCTAAAAGGCCTAGCTCTAGCACCGCAGCAACTTCCGCAACCTCGAGCTCACGTCGATAAGAAAGAAAAGAAGAGCGAGCTTGCCGGTATAGGAAAGCAAATCAAAGACGTCGATTTGAGCGGCGATGGTGTGATGACTACCGCGCAACTTCGCGGGCAAGAATCATCGGTAGACGAAGAAGAGAGCGAAACGGATGAAGTAAAAAGCGTCAACGTAAGTTCTATGAAACGGCCGGAATTGGAAGCACTTTGCAAAGAGTACAATATTACCGTTCCGTTCGGTTCTTCGAACGCCGAGATCAAGCAATTACTCCGCGATCAAGGTATTGTCGAGTAGACTTAATTGGCTTAGGAATTTTGTTGTTTGAAAGTACTAATCGTTTATATTTAACGAAAGCGCACAACTAAACAGGAGTGATTTAATGGGCAACATTAAACGAAGCCAAGAAACTATTCAATACGGTAGTTCGGGACCGGTGATCAAAGCTAACGGATCCGCCCTTGAGGCACGTACTGACGGTAAACACACCGCACTAGTTCCATTTCGCGCGGGAGCAGCCGTCGGCGCTAACGACCTTGTAACCAAGGGTGTACACGACTCCGAGTTGGACACTATTCGACCTGGCGTACCGATGATGAATCGTCTACGCTTACTCGGCGCACCGGGTGCGGCGGTTGAAGGTAACACGGTGGTGGTCGGCGCTGACACCTACGAGTTTCGTGATAGTACCCCTCCCGCGGGCGGTACGGCTGGGCGAATTTGGGTGTACGGCGGTGCCGATTCCGCGGCGTCGCGTGCGAACCTAATCAAGGCGATTAACGGCACTGTCGACGCAGCGTTGGTAACGCGTGACGGCGCTAACACCGAGGAAGTTGTTGCATCGGCTGGCATCACCACAGGTGATGTTATCGTACAGTCAGCGGATGCTATCGGTGGTAACCCCGCCCCGTCTGCAACGGCTATCGCGTGTTCCGAAACTCTAGCAACCGCGACCGATATTTGGGATCAAACCAACACATATAACGGTCTCGCGACCACGCTACGCGAAGCTATCGCAGTAGCAGTAACACTCACCGCGGCAATGATTGCGAAGGGTACTGTTGAAGTTCTTTTCGATTTCACCCCGCGATCGGTGATGGTTGTGAATCGATCACGCCCACAAGACGAAGCCTACACGATTTCCGGAAATGCTGTCAGCTTGACGCTTGCCGGCGGAGCTTCGCCGAATAACCAAGCGGATGACGTGATCGACGTTATCGCGTTTAAGTAGCGGCAAACCCGGCATTGTGTGTGTGCTACTACACATTTATTTAGTACCAACGTTTTACCCAAATATGCTATAGTAATGTAGTTACACAAAGGACAAATAATGCCAAACCCTGTTCCCACACCCTGCACAGCTAACGCTTGGACAAAAGTTGCGGATGATGTACTAAATTGTACCATCCACAAATTCACCAAAACTCCGACATATTACCACACGTACCGTGTTGCAGGAGAAGCCGCACCAACTGCAACACCACCGGTTTCAGCGGATTCAATTGAATGGAAAAGTGACACGTTAATCGTAAATTTTAGCTACCCAGTCGACATATACTTGTATTCCGCCGGTGCGGCTGGTGCTGTGAGAGTCGATCAGTAGAGATGGCTGCGATTATTGGAAATAACTTCCGTTTAAACCAAAACGTAATTTGTGAGAGTAGGCTACTTTTTCCAGATAGCTTTGCACTAGTCGGGGTTGGAGCTGGGTTGTTTAAATTGCACCCATTTACTACTGAATGGACAGTGGCCGGTGATGCAGCGGCACGAACCATTACTTTACCACTTGTAAGTGGATATTCTTATAATTGCGTAGTTGACTGGGGTGATGGGACTACCCCAAGTCTAGTAACTGCTTATAACGATGTGAATCGTATCCACACCTATTCGAGCGATGGTACCTATAACGTCGGAATCTTTGGTATATGCCAGGGATGGTCATTTAATAATGGCGGTGACAAGTTAAAAATAACAGATATTATAAGTTGGGGATCAAAACCCACAGTCGGAGGGTTCAAATATCTTGGGGGTGGGTTTTACGGTTGTTCTAACCTAAAAAGTCTTGGGCCTTCAAACAGTATAATTCCAGATGATGGTCTACTTGATATTAGTAGCTGTTTTCGGAGTAGCAGTGGTGCTACTAGTCAAATACCGCCAAATTTACTAAAACAACTAACAAACGCGACAAACCTAAGTCATTTGCTCCGCAGCTGTTCCGGACTAACAGGATCGATTCCAACAGACTTTCTCCGCTACGTCACCAGCGCTACAGACATAAGCCGTTTGATGTATAACTGTTACGGACTTACAGGCTCTATCCCAACAGATCTCTTACGCTACGTCACCAGCGCAACAGACATAAGCTATTTGTTTAACGGCTGTTCAGGACTTACAGGCTCTATCCCAACAGACTTTCTGCGCTACGTGACAAACGTTACAAACATAAGCTCTTTGTTACGCAACTGTTCCGGGCTCACAGGTTCGATTCCAACAGATTTCCTGCGCTACGTAACAAGCGTCACAGACATAAGCTATTTGATATATGGCTGTTCCGGGCTCACAGGCTCTATCCCAACAGATCTCTTACGCTACGTGACAAGCGTTACAAACATAAGTCATTTGTTGGATAGTTGTTCTGGGCTCACAGGATCAATTCCAACAGACTTTCTCCGCTACGTCACAAGCTCCACAAACCTAAGCAATTTGCTACGCGACTGTACAGGACTTACAGGTTCTATCCCATCAGATCTCTTACGCTACGTGACTAGCGCCACAGACATAAGCAATTTGCTACGCAGCTGTTCCGGACTCACAGGCTCTATCCCATCAGATCTCTTACGCTACGTGACTAGCGCCACAAATTTAAGTTCTTTGTTGTATAACTGTTCAGGACTTACAGGTTCGATTCCAACAGATTTCCTGCGCTACGTAACAAGCGTCACAGACATAAGCTATTTGATATATGGCTGTTCCGGGCTCACGGGCTACGATGCCGATCTGTGCCGAGAAAATGTGTTGTGTACAAATTTCAGCTACATGATGGGTGGTTGTACCACAATGCAACAACGGTCCGATACATTTTATAGACCAGGAGAAGAAACAACGCGTTTTCTAAATAAAAGCGTCGATTTTACATCGTGCTTTGAACGCGCATCGTTTTCAGGTACGCAAGGTACAGCCCCCGATTTATGGAATTGTAGCTTTGGAACCGGGACGCCAACAACAACTGGGTGTTGGGCAGGAGCGGGAAATAGTGCGGCAAGTCTAACAAATTACGCGAGTATACCCGCGGGGTGGAAATAATGAAGGTGCGTACCACAACGGATCCAACAAAAATTCTTTCAGTCAATAAGACCGAAGAATACGAACCTGGCGTGATTTTCTGTTATGATACCGAAAAAGATGGTATAACTAAATTACTTGCTATCATACATAATGTAGGTGGTGAGTTTGTGGTGGATGCCGAAGCGGATGTTTTGGCTTTAATACCTTCGGCTAGTCCAACTACGATAGAACCACATCCTTTATATAATATTTATGTTAAAGCCTATGGAAAAATCGCCAAGCATATTGGAATTGAAGGATTTGGTGATTTTTATTTTGGTCATAAGGTTTTGAATTTCGAACCATCAGATACGACATGGGAACAGTTGAGAAAACTCGAATATCAAATAGCACCTTCATCGCTAGATTCGGAACTAGACCAATTGTCCACAAAAATTAAATATGTTTTATAATGATAGAAATAATAATACAAGATTTTATATCTATATTTGACGAAATTGATTATAAATTTGAATTAGGGGTTTATGTATTAGATTCTATATCCGTAACAGATCAAATTGTTGTAAATTTGATTTTTACGAAACCAGTGGCTGTTATTAATGCAGTATTTATGTAAGACCGGCGATCATGATGATAGGCATTCTCGATAGCTATTACATCTTAACTGACGAAAATGCGCCGGAAATAAGCAACTTTGATCCGGTGATCGGTACCGCAATTGGGCGCACCGACCCAATCCAATTTGTCGTAACGGATGACATCGAAATTGCCATTGTGTTTATTGTCGTGCGGTACAGCACTGGAATCGCGGAATGCGCGTATGATGGAAGCAGCTTTCACGCTAATTATTTAAGCGGATCTTCACGGGTTGATATTGACGGGGGGTATCGTTTCACAATTCGGCGTACTGGTGGTTGGAGTAGTACGCCGATAACTGTCGACATAATTGCTACAGACTTATGTGGAAACGTGGGTAGAGGCGAATTTTCCTAAATGGTGCTACCATAAAAAGAGGCTGAACTATGCCATCAATACCACGCGGACAAGAAAACACCTCGAACAATATCAATTGGTTCACGTCGATCAACAACGTGAAAGTTGATATGTATTTGGTCGAGTTTCAGATTTTTTATATCGGCGCCGGTCTCCCGGGAACCCAAGTTTTTCCGCTAAGTGGGTGGGAAGACGTAACGAGCGCGCCCGGGCGTTTTGCCGAAGGTTCTTATTACGCGTACGACAATACCGGCGGTTGCGGGTGGACACCCGATGTAAGCGCTACTGTGGGGGCTTACCGTATTTATTGGCGGTGGAAGTATCTCTCGACGTCGGCGTACCAAAACGACAGCGAAGACTTTACGGTCGAGGTTGAGTCGGTCGGTTCCCCCGGGACCGAGACAATGTATTGTTCCGTGCAAGACATGCGCGACGAAGGGGTACCGTCGAGCGGTTACGGGGCGGTTACGGACGCGCGGCTAACTACGTTGATTCAACGCGCTTCGCGACTTATCGACGCGTACACGGGTAGGTGGTTCGAACCGCGCACAATGACGTTTCTTCTCGACGGAAAGGGATCCGTTTCGCTTCTTCTCGAACAACCGATCATTCGTATCGATTCGATTTTGTTAGATGGCGTAGCGATGTCGTCGGCGGATTATGTCGTTTATAATCGGCACATCACAGAGAATCTTTTGAACCCCGACGATCGAGAAAATCCGAAGATAGAAGTTAAGCAACCTCTCGACGACGAGTACCTCTTTAGGATGGGGTTGACGTGGTTTCCGAAGGGACAGCAAAACATAAGTGTTACAGGTGTTTTCGGTTACACCGATTATGATGGATCGGACGAAGGCGCTACGCCGACGCTTATTGCGGAAGCGTGTAAAATGATTGTTTTGCGGGGTTTGCCTTTGAAGTACGGGGCTGACCCGTCAGCAAACGAAAAAACATGGTGGCGCATGGTACGTCAGCGTACACGAGATCAGTCTATCGATTTCGCCGATCCTTCGCGCCTCGGTCATCAAGGCGTCGGTGTGTTCACAGGAGATCCGGAGATCGATAATATTCTTCGGCAATATTCACGCCCCCCTAGAATCCGGGTGGTGTAATGACGCGCGGGCGATTAATATTCCCTTTCCTCGTGGACATCGCGCAAGTTGATACGGTCGCGACCGCGGCGGTTGTCAATGGCGGATACGACGATGTTTTCCGCGAGCCGATTATGGTACCCCCGGTAAGCGGATCGGGGCGTGGAACCATAAGTCGCGAAGAGATCACCTATACGTACAAGTGCCAGATTGAGCCGGATACATTCGAAGCTCTTGAAATGATGGTCTCGGGAAACTCTCCCAACTCCGAAATCACTATCGTAATGCACTACCAAGATTTAGAAATCGACGGGTTGGTCGACACAAATGGAAAGCCAATTTTGCGTGTCGGCGATCGCATGATTCAGATAAAGAAATTCCCAACCGGCGAAGTAATCGAAGTTATCCCAACATCGCCGGGATTGTATGTTGTGCAGATCAGATCGGGCGGTTTCGGGTTGTCGGGTTTGCAGCGAAATCTTTTGTTTGTTACATTCGAAGAGCGCGAACTTTCAACTCGGACGGCTACATGACAGTACAAGTAAGACAATTCGGTGATTGGGTTCGAGCAAGTAGAGCAATAAGCGTTCCGGCACAGTATCGTCTTGAGCAGGCGTGGAAGAAATCTATTCTTAAAGAGGCGCACTATTGGCGCAAAGCGTTAGTTCAAGGAATTACCAAACAAGCGCCCGGCGGGCAACGCTTCGAGCAGTTGTCACCATTGACACGTGCTAAGCGACGCGCGCAAGGTTTCGCGGGGCGCAAAGCGCTACTTAGGACCGGCACTTTACGCCGAAGTATTGTCGTAAGTCAGCAAGGTGGCACGGTATTTGTTGGTATTCTTCGCGGAACCAAAACACGCGACGGAAAAGATCTCGTAAACGTCGCGCGCGTGCACGAGGAGGGGCGCATTGTTGTTATTAAAGTTACTGAAAAAATGCGTAGGTATTTCTACGCTATGATGCGCAAAGGCGGTATGCGCGCAACTGCTCGAGGTGGAAAGCGGCGCAAGACCGGCGGCGGTTTGGCTCGCGGCGTGTTAGTAATCAAAATTCCGGCGCGTCCAGTATTCAAACCAGTTTACGAGCACATGTACAGAAACAAAGGATCTCTCTCGAAACGTATGGCGAAACGCATAAGCTTATCCACAAAGGGTGAATTCGGGCTTGTGTGGTGATCGTGTTATAATAGTCTTATGGCCATCCCAACGATTTCAGCGATAACCCCCAATACGGTGCACACCGGTGGGAAATCCCTTGTCGAAATCACGGGCACAAATTTCAAAGTTCCGACGCTACCACCTCCGGCGAATGAACCCTACACAACCGCTGCGCCGACGGTTGCTGTTTTGTTTGGCGCTGTCGAAGCGCTAGAGGTTTCTGTTGTTTCAACGACTCGGCTATTCGCACTCGTTCCGCGGTCTCCCATTGAAATCAGCGGCGCGACGAATTACGGCGAAGGATCGGTCGACGTAACAATTCGCAATCTCGACGACAACGGTGATCCTATTCCCAGCGAAGAGGTAGTAGAGACTAACGGATTGTCTTACCTTCGCGTTCAGTTGGCTACTGAAAGTGACTTTCAACGATTAATACGCCAAATCGTTAACGAGTTTCGTTGTCAAATGATCCCGAATGTGCAGATAACCGCGCACACGGATTTCGACTCGGATCCTTCTGACGCAGCAAACATAACAGATTTAGCCGAGCTCCCCGGAATTGTGCTGGTCGGTCCGTCTCTTCGAGAGAATCGTCTTTTTTCCCAAAACGCTCCGATTACGGAAGAGGCGAGTACCCCCGGTGAATACTTACGTCGACGAGTGGGCTACACAGTCGACCTCGAGTTTTCGATTGTCGGTGTTTCCAATTTGACCGCTGAACTTGTCAACTTAATGGCAGTTGTAAACGGATTTTTTGAGAAAAACAAGTTTCTCGAGTTGGCGCGCGATCCCTCGAATCCTTCGCTCGGGACTGTTAGCTACGAAATAGATCTTACCGAAGACGGCGATATTACTGTAAGCGGATCACCAAACGACTCGAACATTCGTGTTTTTTCTGGTAGATTTGTAATCAGAGGTTTTGACATGCAAGATCTCACAGGTTTTACGGATGACCAGACAATTGGCCGCACGGCGGTAACAGACGACGACGGTGTGCGTTTATCTACTTACCAAATTGGAGATTCCTACCGAACGGGACCTAGCCCGCGGGGAAGCGGAAGGACATAATTAATGGATATCGTGACAATCAAAAACAACACGGCGCGCGCAATACCGATAGTTTTAGACCATCCCGCGTTCAGAAAGCGCAAGTATGGTTTTCGCATTCGCGCCGACCAACACGTAACCGAAACGCGCGAGGGTGGGCGAAGCTTTCGTATCGTGCGAAAAACTATACCGGGATCGATAACGCTTCCGGCACGTGGTGTGCTAAAAAACTTGCACCCTGCAATTTGCGGATGTGCGCAGGTGCGCACTCTTGAAAAACAGGGTAGAATCTCAGTACGGAGCGAAAGCGTCGAAGAGCCAAAAGAAGAGCAGCCAAAACAAACTCAAACTTTGACGCGACCGCGGCGCTCACGCGTTGTTGCGGAACCCGAACAACCCAAAGAAATCGAGGAGACTAATCAATGACGGCTGAACTGCTAGCATCAAAAATTGTCGTACAGGAGGCCGAGCCAAATATCCGTACGATTACCGGTGTAGCTACCGCAACTGCCGCAAGCGTGGGAATTACCGAAAAGGGACCGGTCGGTACACCAACGTTGTGCACATCATTTGCGCAATGGCGAAAGATCTTCGGCGGCGATATCGCGGACGGTGTCGCGTGTCAAGCTGTGCGCGGCTTCTTCGAAAACGGTGGACAAGTGTTGTGGTTCACGCGAACCATGCACTACACTGACGTCGCCACCCCCGGGAGCGCGACCGGTGTGGCGGCAACTCTCGATCTCAACACAGCCGTTGCGGCGGCGACGCCCGGATCGGTAACGGGTACCGTTGTCGAACCGTTCGAGTTTACGCCCGGCGGAACACTGCTAGTCGCGATCGATGGCGGCGCAGCGGGCACAGCCACGTTTGACGCAGCTCGCGCAGCGGTAACGGCCGGTAACGCGCCGACTTACGCATTGGTGAACGGCGACACTTTGCTCGTGAAAGTCGACGAAGGCACCGAGCAAACGATTACCTTCCTAACCGCCGAGTTCGTGGACATCGCAAACGCGACCGCGGCCGAAGTTGCGGCCGTAATCAACGCGAAGTTGTCCGGTGGATATGCTGACCTTAACGGCGGCAATCCGCGGATAAGTAGCGATGTGCAAGGGACCGACTCTCACATTCAAGTTACCGGCGGAACCTCAAACACCGCTCTCGGTTTCTCCACAACGCAGGTTGACGGAACCGGCGATGTCGGTGATATCAGCATGGTAACCGTAGCCGAAATCAAAACCGTGGTCGAAGCCGACGTGTTCAACGTAGTCGTTTCGAGCGTTAGCGGTAAGGTAAAGCTGACCGCGGACGGTAATCCGGCGGGACCGACGAGCTCGGTGCAAGTCGAAGCGGCGTCTACAATGGATACGGTAATCGGTGTTGACAACGCGGTTCATTCCGGCGATAGCGGTGCGGCCGCGGCTACTCTGACGGTTGACGGGAAATATCTCGGCACCTACGGGAACAACATCACGATTCTAATCACCGATGCGACTTCGGGCGACGCGGAGAGATTCAATCTCATCGTGCTCGTCAGTGGTGTAATCGTCGAACGGTGGCCGAATCTGACCATGGATCCGGACGATGACAACTACGTCGAAACGATAATCAACGACGCCGATAACGGTAGCACTTATATAAGCGTTACCGATCTCGACCTCGCCCCCACCGATGCGGCGGCCGCTCGCCCGGCGAATAGTCCCGGCGCGACTCCGGTAGCCTTCGGACCTCTTACCGGTGGCGACGACGGGCTGACCAGTATCGACGATAACGATTTCATCGGTGATTCGACCGGTAAAACCGGTATTCGGTCGTTCGACACGACTCTCGATTTGCGGATTCTCTTTATCCCGGATCGACCGACCGCAGCGGTGCATAACGCAATGATCACGTATTGCGAGATTACGCGAGACATGAGCATGTTCGCGATTCTCGATTCTCCGGCGGGGTTGGACGCGGCCGGAATCATCACGTATGTGGACACGACCGCAGGGTTGCAAAATCTGTCCGAGTTCGGCGCGATCTATTGGCCGCAAATCAAAGTGTTGAATCCGAACACTGCGGTATTCGGAAGCGACGCATCGATCACGGTACCGCCAAGCGGTCACCTTGCGGGCATTTACGCGCGCACGGATGGCGCGCGCGTGGGCGGCGTTTACGATCCTCCGAGCAATGAGAAGGGTCGGATAAGCGGTGCTGTCGGTTTGGAAACTGACGAAGTGATCGAAGAGGCGCGACGGGATCTTGTATTCCCGAAGCGTATCAACCCGATTACTAAACTGTCCGGCTTGCCGATATCGGTTGACGGAGCTCGCACGCTGAAAGGCGGCGGTAACTTCCCGAGCGTAAGTGAGCGGCGAGGCGTAATCTTTATCGAACAATCGATAAAGAACGGATTGCAGTTCGCGCGTAACAAGAACAACGACGAAAAGTTGCGCGCAACCGTGAAACGCACCATTTCGGCCTTTTTGCTAACGCAAATGAAGGTTGACGCTTTCCGTTCGAAGGATCCGGCGACGGCTTTTTACGTAGACGTGTCGGAAGCTCTCAACCCGGCAAGCGAGATTTTTGCAGGTAAACTGAACGCTCGAATCGGCTTGGCGACGCAGAAACCGGCCGAGTACATCGTTCTCACTTTTTCACAAGACACGAGAGCTTTAGACGAGGAGCTAGCGAGCACCTAAACCGGAGGATTAATCAATGGGCGTACTAGGCACACCCCGAACATACCATAAGAGGTTCAAGTTTGTCGTCGAAATCGACGATATAGCAAGCGCCGGATTTCAAACATGCTCGGAGCTTTCCGCCGAAGTGGCGAAGGTCGAGTATTGGGAAGGCGGAGCGTTGACCCCCGATAAAAGTCCGGGACGCGTCACGTTTGCGGACATCACTCTCGAGCGCGGAGCGACAAACGATCGCGATATGTGGGATTGGTTCAAGCAAGTAGTAGACGCGGCCGCCAACTCGGGGGTTGTCGATCCTTCCTACAAGCGCAATCTCGACATTGTGCAGCAAGAGCGCGACGGCTCAACATTACGGCGATGGCGCGTGTCAAATGCGTTTCCGGTCAAGTTTGTCGGCGGTGCGTGGGACAACAACACCGACGAAACAAATATCGAATCGGTAACGCTTACATTTGACTCTTTCGATCTTGAGCAATAAGGTTCAAGAAAATAGGAACGGCTAGACCGTTGGAGGGAAGACCATGGCAGAAAAATCGATAGTGTGTCCGTCGGGATTCGGCGGACGCGTGCGCAGTTTAAAAGGTAGCGAGCTAAATTTGCTCGGTGACAAGAAGGCGATTCGCTCCGGCGATTTGTTCGACAACTTGCTTCGCGCGTGTTGGCTTGGCACCGACGATCCCGGCCCGTACAACTTCGACGTAGGCGGTGCGGTAAATTGGGGAAAGGTACTTGTCGCTGACAGGTTTTTTATTCTTCTCCAAATCCGCGACACGACATACCCCGAAGACCCCTACAGTTTTCGCGCTTCGTGCGGCGACTCGAATTGCGGTGCATCGTTTACGTGGGATATCAACCTGAATGATTTAACCGTGAAAGCCATTCCCGAGGAAAGCCTCGAAAAATTGCGCAGCGGTACGCCCCTCGAAACAATCGTATTTGATAAGAAAATTCAGTTTCGGCTCACTACCGGCGAAGACGAGAAGAAGGGCGCGAAGTTTCTCAAAGGAATGCAGCAACGTATTCTTGACGTTCTAAACATGCGCGTTATTTCTGTGGAAGGTGTCGAGTCGCAAGATAAACGAAAGTGGCTCGCGGATCTCGACCTCAATTTTCACAGGGATATGATCGCCGCGTTCGACGAACAGGACGGCGGCGTAGAAACCGAAATCGAAATCGAATGTCCTGAATGCGGAAATGTGTTCCCGATCGACCTCCCTTTCGGGCGGGAGTTCTTCTTGCCAAAGCGTCGATCGAAGGACTCCTCGAGTACGGCGCAGAAATAGAAGAAGACCCCTACGGTATTCTTGGCGGTTTGTTTCAGTACATTGACGCAGAAACCGCACGTCAGATAATTTTCGATCTCACGTATCAGCAACACGGCGGGTCCGGGTTGAACATAACCTACAACGACGCGCAACGTATGGATTTAGCTGAAATAGCGTGGTACTCTGATACTTTAGGGTCTCGTAGACGACAGGAGGCTGCAGCTATCGCACGTGCATCCAAAGTGCGCTAAGTCAGTTTGCGCGATTTGCCTTCAATCCAGTTGTAAATAGAACGTGCATGCACTCCGAACTCTTTAGCTAACTTGTACGGTGACTCGCCATTTTTGCAACGTTGGACAATATTACGTGCTGTATCGTCTGAAATTCTTTTTGTAACATCCGCTTGAGTCTGCGAGAGCTTTCGTTCTGTTCGAATAGGTCCACCAACACGTTTCCAAGTTTTTCCACGAACTATAAGCATAATTGCGGTATGTGAAAGACCATACTTTTTTGCAAGATTTTTCATAGCAATACCATCGGCGTGTTTTTCGCGAATAGAAATCACATCGCTTTCGTGAATTTTGTTGCCGGTTGGCGAACGATTAAGGACCGCGTAAGCGTGTAAAATATTGTCTCTGTTAGAAACAGCTTCAAGATTTGAAACTGCATTGTGAAGCTTATTACCATCTTTGTGATTAATCACAAAACCTTGCGGAATTGGTCCGACAAATGCGGTAAAAACTGCGCGGTGCACACGTATCAATTTTGGTTTGCCATGCACAGAAACGCCTACATTGGCATAACCGTCACGATCGATGTATCCTTTAAGCATCGTGCCGGCCTTCGCTCTTGTTTTTGATACTTCGCGACGAACTTTTCCGCTATCCGAAATTGCGTATAAACCTTCGCAATCAACTACAGGTTTCCAGTTTTCATGTGGCATAATTAGAGCATAGTACCGACAACAATAATGTGCAAGCAAACAGATGGCACTCAATAGATTAGGCTTGGGGTTCGACTTTATCGGGCGGGATTTTGTTTCGCACACGATGGGTGGAATTCGTCGGCAATTTGGCTTGATGGAAGGGTCAAGCAAAAAGCTCGCGAAAACAGTCGGCGCCGGGTTTGTAATGCTCACGACTGGCGCGCTAACAACCGCTGTGGCGCTCGGTGCGCTCGGCGGGGCGATAAGCTTAGCCAATCAAGCGGGACAGTTTGAGCAACAGATGGCGGCCGTAGGCGCTATTACGCGCGCGACTGCCGACGATATGAATATGCTCGAGACCGCTGCGATCAATGCCGGTATCGCTACGCAATTCTCTCCACAAGAAGCGGCCGAAGGTTTACGCAATTTAGGTCAAATGGGTTTCAATGCCGCGGAATCAACAACCGCATTGGTACCGGCTTTAGATCTTGCCGCGGGCGGTCAAATTTCGGTCGCGTCGGCGGCGCAAACGGCGGCGTCAGCCTTACGGGTGTTCAGCTTAGAAACGGACGAAGCGGCTATAACGACCGACAAACTGCTACGAATTTCGAATGTGACGGCATTGAAGGCGGCCGACCTCGAGCTCGCAATAGGTAATTTGGGTCGAGGTGTCGGACTCACAAAGCAATCAATCGACGAAATGCTACCGTCTCTCGGTCTCGTGCGAAACACAGGTGTCGAAGCGTCTACGGCTGCAACGTCTGTTTCTTCTGCGTTGCTGTTCATGGCCAAGAATTCGGATAAGTTCAAGCGAGATATCGGTGTCGATATGACGGACGCGGCCGGTAACTTTCGCCCGTTTATGGATATCGTGCTTGACGCGAGCGCGGCATTGGAAGACAAGTACACCAATAGCGCAAAGCGTGCCGCAAAAGCTCAAGAGCTGTTTGGGCGATTTGGCGTAAGCGCGTATACGGCAATCAGCGGCCAACTCACGAAAGGAATTAAGACAGCGACGGGCGAAACGCTAAGGGGTGCCGAAGCAGTAAACTATCTTCGCGAGCAAATGAAAAAAGCCGCGGGGGCTGCAGCGGAGTTCCGCGAAAAGTTACTCGACACGTTCGAGGGACAGAAAACGTTATTGCGCGGCACACTCGAAACAATGGCGGTAGTGTTTGGTAAACCGTTCGCGGCCGTGTTTAAGCCGTTTGTGAGCGCGTTGACGAATAGCTTAAACGCTGTGATTCGCTTTTTTAACGCGTTACCGAAACCTGTAAAAAACGCTATAGCCGGGATCATAGTTGGCGTATTGGTATTGACGGCCGCGTTAGGTGCGATGCTTACTGTTGCCGGCGCAATTACAATTCTTCTTCCGTTCATGGCGACGTTTATCATGGTCATGAAAGCAATGGCGATCGCGGTTGGCGCTGTGGTTCTTGTCGTTGCCGCGTTAGCGGCCGGTTTTGCGCTTGCGGTGTGGTTGGTCCGTAATAATATCGGCGGTCTCGGGGACGCGTTTAATCGCGCTGTGGAAATGATTAAACTGTTTTGGAACGGCTTGATCGATCTTGTTACAAAAGGCGGTTTTTCCGAAGAAATCAGCAAAGAAATGGGGAAAGCAGAGAATCAAGGTGTGCGTAAATTTGCGATTCGTTTCTTTCAAATTTTCTACCGCATAAAGCGCTTTTTTGAAGGGATTGCGCAAGGCTTTCGCCAAACAATGGAAGAGTTCGCACCTGTTTTTGGGGCGTTGGGCGAAGCGTTTAAACGTCTCGGGGAAGCGGTCGGCGGTCTCGGTGGGGATATGCTCGGATTTGCCGGAACGCCGTCAGACAGGTTCAACGAAGCGGGGGCGGGTATTGGTTTTGTTCTTGCGTCGCTGATATCCGGTGTGGCGTGGTTGGTAACCGGTTTTGTTGAACTGTTTACGTGGCTTATAAGAGTTGGCTCGTGGCTCGGTGACACATTCGCGAAATACATGATTACTGCGTCCGAAGCAACAACAGCATTTGTCGATACACTTATTGAAGTGTGGAATTGGCTAAAAAAAATTAGCGAAAGCGCGGTCGGTAAAGTGATGTCGTTCTTTACCGGCGAAGAGGCTCCCCCACCTCGACCGGTTGGCGCAGGCGCGCAGCAACCCAACGCTGAACAACAAGAAGCCGATTCGAAACGCCCGGTAGCTCTACCGATCAAAAAGCTAGCGCCCGCGGGAGCACCTCTTAACTTGCAAACCGCTCTTGCGAGCATGTCGGCGGAAGAAGTCGCTAGCAAACTATCCGTATTCAAAGCCGACACCGCAATAGGAAAACAAGATATCGCACAACTTATAGCCGAAATCAAAAATAGGCCTACAGTAGTGTCGCTCAACATCGACGGTACGCGCGTGGGCGAAGCTGTCGCGTCAGCGAATCGAAGCAAGCTCGCGCGACAAGGCGTTCCGGTTGGCGAGGAGGCGGGTTAATGGACAGCGCAACGGCTACACCTCCAAAGTTGTTGTTCGCGAATCTCGTTAGCGCAGACGAGCTAGAGGCGCAGTTCAATCCAACGCAACTTATGGAACAGATCGAAGCTAATTGGTCTCGGCAAACCGTACCCGGACAAAGCCACGAACCAATGCAATTCGTCAACACAGCAAATTTCAAACTCGATATCGAGCTTTTCTTTCGTGCGGTGAACAAAACAGAACTCGAAGCTATTCATCGCGCGCGGCGTCAAATTCTCTCGTGGGCATATCCACGCGATATAGAAGGCGACATTTCGGGTGGCGGCGCCCCGCGGATTCTCGTGTATTGGCCGGGTATGCTATCACTCACATGTGTCATGACTAGCACCTCGATCGTACATCAGCGTTTCAACAAAAACGGACGATCAGTGCAGTTCACATGTAGACTTCAGCTCGAGGAAATTCGAGATACGCGTTTACATTTCGACGAAGTCGCCGAAGATAATGTATTACGCTTTGGCGATGGTATTGGTTTGGAGGATGTATAATGCCCCCTCGTCACTATTCACGACACACCTTTACAACCGGCGAGACGGACGACGACGATCGCGCGTTTCTAACGGATCGATCTATTTTTGCGTACGAGGCGCTTTCCGATAATCGCCAAATCATCGCGCAGCAAGGCGACACGTTATATACGCTTGCGGCCCGGTACTTTAAGGGCGTACCTCGCCCGGCCGGTTTTTGGTGGATAATTGGCGACTTCCAACCACAACCTATACACGATCCCACTATTCAACTTGCGGCCGGACAAGTGCTCGTCATACCATCCGTGCGCACAATTACCGAACGCGTGTTTAACGAAGAGCGTCGTCGGGAAAGCGATGTCTAATGAGCTATGAAACGCACGAACCAATTTTTTTCGTCCGTGTCAAGCCAAGCGAAGGCGGTGACGAGCGAGTTGATTTGTCGTCGCGCGTGCTTCGCTTCGAATACGAAGATAACGAGAGTGCAGCGGATAAGCTTACGCTATCGGTCGACAACACTGATTTAGTAAACTTCGACGATCCGGTTTGGAAAAAGGGAAACAAGCTCGAAGTTTCATGGGGATACCCGGGTGTTATGGCACCAATTCGTACTGTACAAATTCGAAAGGTGCAAGGCTTTCTCACCCTACAAGTTGAAGCACACGGGCTCGAGGTAATTGCAAATAGAGTTGTAAAAACGCGTGTGTTCGACAACATGAGTCGATCATCAGTAGTGCGCCAAATCGCGCAAGAGCTCGGCTACGTAGACGACGACGTATTGCATATTCAAGACACTGAGATTGTGTACGAAACGATTTCTCAAAGTCGTTTGACCGACGCGCAGTTCATTCGGCGACTTGCCCACAAAGAAGGTTTTCAGTGGTTTATTGATTTCGACGGTTTTCATTTTCACGAGCGCGATATCGCACAAACACCGATTCGAACATACACGTATTTCAATATCGGACACACTGATTCAAATATTATTGATATCGATATCAAAAACGATGTAACCGCTAAACCGGGGCGTGTGAAACGCAAAGGTCGCGATCCGCTTAATCGCAAGGATGTTGATGGGGAAGCCGACAATGATACTGATACGAAACGCGGGGTCACTTCGGAAAAAATCGAGGCGATAGACCCGGAAACGGGTGATAGCCTCGGGATGAAAGATATTGGCCACGAAGACACGAAGCCAACATCCGAAGAAAGCGACGCGGCCGCACGTCGAGAAGCGGCCGGACGTTTCCGAAATGCGCAGCAAGTGGCAGTCAAACTTTCGCTGACTGTCCGAGGCGATCCGACAATTCTAGCAAAAAGCATTTTTGAACTAGCCAACGTCGGGAAGCGATTAAGTCAGCGCTACTACATTCGAAAAGCTGTTCATATGATTGAATCGGGTTATACTGTTCGTTTAGATGCGGTATCCGACGGGACCGGCGGGCACTCAACAAAAAGCAAGCTCGCGGTTGGTTTGTCAGGAATTCAAGTCGGTCCGGCGGCAAAAGGAAAACGTGCGAAAAAAGACGACGAAAAAGAAAAGAAAGAATCGGAAGAGCTCGAAGAGATTGAGCAAATCGATCCCGAAACCGGAAAGACTGTGAAGAAATATAAAGACACGCAAGGGCGGCGAAAACAGCGAGGGGATGATTATGTACGATGAGAGCCCAGATCCGCAATTTCTCGCCGTGTATGACGGTGTAGTAATGGATCGCGATGATCCGCTTAAAGTCGGGCGCGTGCGCGTGCGCGTACCCGGATTGATCGCGGCTCCCGGCGTGTGGGCACTACCGATCGGAATGCCCGGCGGTGGGAGCTCAACAAAGGGATTTTTCTTCGTTCCCGAAGTGGGGGCGGAAGTAGCTGTATTTTTCAAACAAGGCGACGTTGACCATCCCCGCTATCTCGCGGGCGCGTGGGGACGCCCAAACGGAACCCCGGATTTACCAAGCTCGGCGCTCGAAGCGGAAGACGGAACCGAATACACAGCAACACAAATTCCAAATGTCTGTGTGCTTGAAACGCGACGCTACGAGATTGTTATCGACGACAACGAGGGGCATTCTCGCCTTGCGATTCGCGATAAAGCATCGCCGAACGGTGGCGAAGATATCATAGAAATCGATGGTGAGAAGCACGGGGTACGAATTTCGGGAACAGTGGCGGTACTGATCGAAAGTGTGGGAGCGGTGACGATCAACGGATTACAGGTTATGATTAATAATCGCGTAGTGCGCGACACAGGAGATCCGATCTAGTGGGTTTGCCGGCAATCGAAACTTTGTGCGATGCGATACCAACCGGGCAATTTGATCTTTGTGTCACTTTCCCCGGCGGTGCGGCCGTTTGCGCGCACACCGAGGGACTTCCCCCGAGCGTTCTTCAACTCGTTCGCGCGATGCTCGCGGAAGCCAATTCAGCTCTCGCCCCGCTGCAACCTATTTTCGACATTATCGGAGCGATTACGGCGGTATTGGAGTGTATCCAAGCAATCCCCGATTCGCTTGGACCACCTCCCGATCCGACAGCTCTCGCGGCATGTATACCGAATCTCGTCGAGAAGGTCGAGAAGTTGCTTGCGCTACTTCCGGCTTTGTCCGTGCCATTGATGATCGTCGGTCTTTTGGATGCTTTAATTCTCATGATTGATGGGGTAATCACCGAGTTACAGGCAGTGATTCGCTTATTGGATCGCATCACGCGCGCACGCGCGGTGCCGGCGGATGGCTTGGCGGCTATCATCGATTGCGGTGAGCGTTCCGTAACTTCGCAATTGAGTAACATAGAAAGCGTTTTCGCGTCGATCAATCCGATGATCGAGCTTATCAACACTCTCGGATCGTTGGCCGGCATAGGAGAAATTCCATCGTTTGAGGGTGGTTTGGGCGAAGATCCAAACGATGCTATCGCTCCGTTAGAAGCGGTGCGAGACTCACTCACTGGAATACGCAACGCGATTCCGGTATAATAAGAGGGGAAATATGGATAAAAGTGTGAAAGAACTTGCGCAAAATCTTTCAAGGGTGCGCACTCAAAGCAACATCAATTACGCGTACGCGCTTGGCTGTAATGACAGTTTGGAGAAACTTCTTCAAATACTCGAAGAAGTAGCACAAGACACTCAAGAATTCGGTATCGCGTTTCTTCGTGATACCATTGGAAAAATGCGCGAAGAAATTAGACACGGACAAGGGCGTTTTGCAAAACAAGCCGCCGATCTGTTATGTATGCAACAATTGATCACGAACGATAAGTTTGGCGAGCTGTTAAGCAAAGTAGCAGCCAAACAGGCACAACAATCTACTTTAATTCTTCCGACACATTACAGGAGATAGAACTATGTCAGGCACAGTTTGCGGAATTTTAGACGCCTACTATTACGACACTCGACTAACCTGCATAGGTTATCGCTTTGTGATTCGCCGCGCTGGCGGTTGGCTTTCCACACCGATCATTATCGATATCGTCGCGGTTGACGGCGGTGGGAATGTAACAACAGAGACTTTCGAATGAGCGAGTGGCAACTACTAAATGATCCAATCACGCCGCAATTACCGGTTACCGATCCGGACGACCCCGGTGCGTCTCAAGTTTCCGATTTAGCGTTTATCGGTCGCACCATGATTCGTCCCGTAACTCGTGAATTGAAAATCGATTGGGTGAACGCTTCGGGTAGTCGTCTTGTTGCGAGTGCAGTTGGTCAAATATTGGGCACACGTTGCGACAGTCCCGAAGACGCGGGCGAACTACCGTGGCGAACAGAATTCGGATCTCAACTGTATCGTTTGCGCAATCGGCTTAATTCGCTCACAGTCGTCGAATTGGCGCGCCGATATGTAATCGATGCTCTTCAACAATGGGCACCGTGGGTACGCGTCACTGGCGTAAAACTCGTGCGGACCGGAACGAGCTCCGGCGAATTGAACATTTTAGCGATTAGGGTAAGGTATGAGTTAGTCGGTCAAACGACTACCAACAACCAAATTGTATCCTCAAACCTCGAAACTGACGTTTCGTTGGGCTAAAATGTATGTATGGCTCGTATTTCAGCCAATGAAAACTTTAGTGTACCGTTAGGTGTCCCACTGAAATATTTTGATCTGAAAAAGAGCGGACGACCAGCGAAGCATTTTTGCAATACTTGGGTGTTTGACAACCCATTATCGATAGACGCTACTTATTGGTTAGGCTTTATCTATGCAGACGGATCGGTAAGTTGGGTGGATTGTGCGGGGCGAAGTCGGTTTGAACTTCAAATTAACGTGCAATTGAGAGATTTGGGGCATTTGTGGAAATTGCGCTGTTTATTAGGTGGTGACGTGCGTATTACCACTTCGTGCGCGCGTTTTGGTATTGGTTCGAAACAGCTTTGCCACCGTCTTTCTCAACTCGGTATAATGCCTCAAAAATCACAATATCCCCTAGAACCGCCGCAACTTCACGGAGACGCTAAAATAGCCTTTCTGCGTGGATTATTCGATGGGGATGGTTGTTTGCATGTTACAAAACGTGGCTACTTGCAAGCAGCATTTTGCGGACATCCAGCTATTATTAAATGGTTTGCGCGCGAAGTCGGCATTGCTGGAAGTGAACGCTTTCGGGATAACACGCTATACTATCAATGGACGAGTGGTTGCGCAGCTAAACAATTAGTGCGTTATCTGTATGGTACTTCTGGCCCGGCGCTAAAGCGCAAAGCCGAAATTGCAAAAAGGTTTATGTAATGGCGCTTCTTCCAATTAACGTTGATTATACTGATAAAGATTTCAGTAGTTTACGTGAGCGCTTGATTAATCTTGTCCGTTCCGCATTTCCTGACTGGACTGATTTTAATATTGCCGCATTCGGGAATATTCTTCTCGAGCTCTTCGCTTTCGTCGGGGACACGCTGCTTTACTACCAAGATAACCAAGCACGCGAATCAAGGATTTCAAGCGCAAAATTGCGGCGAAGTCTACTCGCTCTCGCGAAGTTGGTAAACTATCAACCATCCGGCGCGACAGCGGCAACCGCTGAACTAACGCTCACTCTCGCCGCCGTTCCAGTCGCCGATGTGACTATAAGCGAAGGTGATACATTCCGAACGCTTGAAATATCAAATCCTGTCATTTTTCAAGCATTGGCTGACGCTACGATTCCGGCCGGGACCAATCCACCGTCTATCGTTTTCGACGTCGAAAATAGTTTGCCGAGCTCGCAAGCGTCGGTTTCTAACGGTCTCGCGAATCAAGAATACCAACTTGACGATTCCCCGTATCTCGACAACTCGCTATCGATTTCGGCGGGGAATGGTGCATACACACAAGTCGATAACTTTCTCGACTCCACATCGTCCGATCGGCACTTTACCGTTTCAGTAGATGAAAACGATCGGGCAACCGTACGCTTTGGGAATGGAACAAACGGAGCGATTCCAACCGGTACTGTTTCTTTCTCGTACAAAACCGGCGGAGGATCTTCGGGCAATGTCAATCCCGGAACTATTGTACGCGCAGACACAGCGTACACCGACGCTTTCGGCAATCCGGTACAGGTAAGCGTTACGAATAACACAAAGGCAAGCGGCGGCGACGATCGCGATACCGTTGAAGCGATTCGTTCCGCGGCACCGCTTTCCCTTCGCGCATTAAACCGTACTGTTGCTCGAGAAGACTTCGAAATTCACGCGCTGCAGGTGGCGGGGGTTGCGCGAGCGCTTATGCTGACAAGCAATGAGCGTGCCGGAATAGCCGAAAATCAAGGAGAGCTTTACATCGTACCGGCGGGCGGTGGCGATCCATCGACAACACTCAAAGCCGCAGTGTATACGCAAGTAACCGAAACTTATCCGTGTACTCTCACTTTCATCGTTAATATGGTTGACCCCGATTACGTAACGGTGAATATTCAAGCGTCAGTTTTTCTCACTACGGGTTACACGGCTGCAACTGTGGCGGCAAGTATTCGATCGAACTTGGCCGACTTTTTTGCGCTAGACGCAGACGACGGAAGCGCAAACGAAAACATCGGTTTCGGTTATCAGATCGATAATGAAATAGCATATAGCCACATTTACAACGCTATTTTAGATACGGCCGGTGTGCGCAAATTGAAAGACGTAGCGGGTGCGCTGACGCTTAACGGGGTAGCCGGCGATCTCGAGCTCGAACCGTATCAATTTCCCATTTTGGGAACTGTCACGTTGCTCAATGCGGCTACGGGGGAAACGCTTGGATGAGCATAGACAACTACAGCTTTGAGATTGCCGCAAGTTCACCCGCCCCCGCGGGGCGGCCGGATGGTTGGACAATAACCGAAGTCAGTACGGCTGTCGAGTATGCGGCATTCTCGGTCTTTGGTGCGTCTCCCGACGAAGGGTATCCCTACGAATCTTGTGAAATAGGCTGGCCGGACGAAGACCAAACACTGATATCTGAACTAACTGACAGTAATTCGGAAATAGCTGTTTTTGACGTCGGTCCCGGACAGCAATTGGTAGAGGATTTCGAGAATCATTGGGGCACCGCACAAGGCGCTTTCGAAATCGTGTCAATCGACTACGCCGAATTCGATGCTCTCGAATACGAAGCATTCGAGAGCGGATGGGGTACGATTATTTTTGTGTTCTCTTCGGAACTTTCGGAAGCGCAATTTGGGTCCGCGGAATACGAAAGCTTCGAGAGTGCGTGGCGAGATAACGAATCGTCTTACGTGAGCACAGGTACACCGTTGTCACCGACATACGCGCAATTCGTCGCGGGCGCTTCGTCAGACGCTTTCGAGTCGTTCGAGTCGACTATTTTGGATCGTTTCTTCTCTGTTAACCCAACAACCGAAAAAATCCTTCTCACAAGTCACGGCTTTAGTGACGAAGATATCGTGTACTTTTACGCGTACGACGACGAAAGCTCACTTCCCGAACCTCTCGAAGAGGATACACCTTACTATGTAGTGAATGCTGCTACAGACGATTTCGAGGTAGAGGAACAAATAGGCGATGGTACAATCGGCATTACAAGTGCCGGAATTGGTACTTTCAAAGTTCAGGCAAATTATAAGAAATACTGGACTGAAGAATTGGAATTATAAAGTGCACAAATTTAACTCAAATATTTTTGTAAATTTGTTGGCGCACAATTTTGCTGACACTATTAGGATTAATGTTAAATTCGCGCGCAAGACTTATTTGGCTTTCACCGCGCTTCACGCGATCGCGCAATTCATGTACTTGCGCAGCGCTCAATTTTCTCATAGTCGACGAGCGCGGTTGCCACAAACCATTTTCAATCGCATGCGCATGGTTTTCGGCATTGGTGCACAGCTCGAGATTACACAAACAATTATTACGCTTGTTACCATCTTTGTGATTAATTGTAAGTCCATTTGCAATATTACCGTGCGCAACAAACCAAATTACTCTATGCGCGAGGCAACGAAACGAACCTTCCGTGTAGCTGAACGATATTCGCAAGTATTGACTTTTCGGGCGTGCCGGTGGATGCACAATTTCGTAAGTGCATTCTCGCCACTGTGCTTTAGCTCCTTTTCGCCTAGTAAAAATCTTGCCTTCTTCCGGGAATACTTTCAGGCGTTGTTCAAAAATTGCTTTTCTCACATCACTAAAACTAGCGTTATTTTTATTCACACTGCACATGTGTGATATAATACCATAAGGAGGACAGAAATGTCTAGCGCGGATTGGACCATTTTAACAGGATCTCTCGGTGTCACTTACGTAAAACGCGGCGTTACGGCCGGCGTGGCAAAGCCGAACGGTGGATCGAATTTTGTTTACGGATTTAACAGTATCGAGCTCGACGAGGGAGTTGCGGCGCTGACAAACAACCAAACCAACTTCGCACCAATGGCGAAGGGCGGAAGTATTCGCGGAGCGATCAAACGGGCACCCGGGAGTGGTCTCGAAAACTTCGCGCCGTTTCTCTTCATTGGCCTACAGGGTACAAACGTTTCGGATAACGCCTACATTCTCGGTCTCGGCGACGACGATCCGCATCACATCATTCTTCGAAAGGGCACTTTGGCGAGCGGTGTACCCGATGTTGCGCCAACACCCACGACAAGTCCGCGAGTACTGTTGCGATCGTCAGCGTCGTTCGAGAACGACACGTGGTTACACTTACGCCTCGACATGATTGTCGAACCAACCGGCGATGTTATCCTGCAGGTTTACCAAAACGACCTCGACGTCAACCCCGTGACTGCGCCGTCGTGGGAATTAATAACGGGTATGGAAGGTCCACAGTACCCGTCAATCGTCGGCTTTATCGACGATTCACTCGGTGTAAATACAGGCGTTGCGCCCTATACATCCGGGCGGGCCGGCTTCGGGCATTATAATAACGATGTTGGCCGTCAATCTTTCTTCGACCAAATTGTTGTCGGACGGCAGCTTTAATTGGTAACTTACTGTACTTGTGCTAAAGTTTTTCATGGAAAAGTTGAGATCAAAATTACGGAAAGAGGAATGGCGGGTGCCAGAAATTCGCACAAAACGCTGCGAAAGTATGCGCGAAGCCGCTAAACGTCGATACGAAGATCCGGAAGAGCGAAAAAAAGCTGTGCGACGAGCCAAGCAATATTACATCGATCACCCAAACTACCGGGAAGAGCGAAAAGAAATTTACGCACAAATTGCAAAAACTTTGCAAGGAAGGAAAGGGCGAGCGCTAGGCTTGTCAAATTCACCAGAATATAAAGTTTGGATTTCTATGAATCAGCGTTGCCATAACTCAAAAACAACCGGTTTTGAAAATTATGGAGGAAGAGGTATTCAAGTTTGCGAAGATTGGAGAGGCCCGGGCGGATTCGTAAAATTTTACCAGTATGTAGGCGCACGCCCAACACCAAAGCACACTCTAGAGCGTATTAACAACGACGGTAACTACGAACCAGAAAATGTAAAATGGGCGACGCGATTTGAACAAATGAAAAATTGGCGGCGGAATAGAATGGTAACGTTAAACGGGCAAACCAAACATGTCGCTGCGTGGGCACGCGAGTTAAAAGTTAATGAGCAAGTTTTAAACTATCGCCTTAAAGTCGGTTGGCCTTTTGAACGTCTCAGCGAACAGCCGCGAAAAAAGAAAATAGGGCACTAATGGCTGGCGCTTTCTCTTTAGACTTAGGAATCTCGCAAGGGCGCATCGCGTCTTCGTACGCGCCTGACGGATCCTACGTCTACGAGTTAGGGCACGCGAATCTCGACCTCGGTTGGTTGAAAACAGGCGATTACCACGAAGTGAAGCAAGATATTGTTGCTGACGGCGAAGCGGCGTTCGTGCGCGCGCGCGTACGCATTCAATCACCTCCCGACTTGGTTGGATATTCTTGGCGCCTAAGCGCGCGATTGAACGGTGTTACGCGAATGACGCGAGTTATCTCGGCGGGAAGTCGAATTGTAACACTGCAAGATATCGCAATACCGCTCGCGCTCGGCAACACACCCCCCACCTCTAACGAGATCGCGTTTCGATTGGAGTTGATCATATAATGGCGATTGTTCAACTACCAAGTGTACAACTCGACCTTGTAACCGAGGATACCCTAAACGCAACAAAAGCGTCGGTTGCAGGCACCGCAGCGGGTCCGTTTGACTTCGGGACAGGCGGAAATTTCACCATAGAAGTCGACGGCGGTAGCGCGCAAACTATTGAATTTGGGGAAGCACAATTTCTTCTTCTCGAGTACGCCACACTGACGGAAGTAGTTGCCGCGATTAACTCTCAGCTAACGAGCGCGACGGCGAGCGTAGACAACAACGCAATTCTTATCGAGAGTGACACCTACGGCGCTTCGTCCGAAATTATCGTCAGTAACGGAACTCTAACGATCGTTACGCTTCTCGGTCTCGGAAGCGGTTCGTCTGTGTCGGATACCGGTACAGACGCGGACGATGCGATTGTTTTGATAAACCGTAATCCCGAACCGGATGAGACAGCCGTTCCCGCCGATTCGACGATCTATTTCGAGCTCGCGTCGACTGACGGTACGGCACCCGCCGAAACCGATCTTGAAATACAGGTCGGCGGTACAACCGTTTGGAACGGTGTGGATTTTGTCAGCGGTTACAGCGGGACGTTTTCGAATCCCGCGGCCGATGTGTTGGCGTTTAACATTACGCCCCCAAGTGAGTTCACAACGACAGAAATTGTCACTGTCCGTGTTATTCTCTCGACGCCAACATTTGACGAAAGTTATTCGTTCACGGCCGAAGATACCGCACCTCCCGAAATAGCAGGTGTGCAGGGGCGCGACGAAAAAATCCTTCGGGTTACGTTTACCGAACCGGTTGTGATCTCTAACACATCGGCGACAAACGACGCGCTGAATCCCGCCAACTACGCTATTGAAAGGCTTTCGCGGCCGGCGGTTTCGGGCGAGGTTGTATCGGTTAATCAAGTCAGTGATCGCATAGTTGACGTAACAACCGATATTGAACTGACGTACGGCGCCCCGTATTTACTAATCGTAAAAAACGTTGAAGACCTCGAAGAGAACGCGATTCTTGCTCCGAACAATACCGCGAACTTTGAAGCGTATGCGCCTCCATTCCCGAACGGACGGCGCTACCGCTTGATCGATTT